ATTTCTTACCAAGTGTTAGAATAACTCCTTATCAACAAGATACTTTTGCTACTGTTACTCCAAGATCTCAATTTAATATGGATAGTAACACTGGATTCTTCTTGGATTCAGACGGTAATTCTGTTGGCGGTTTTACTTTAGATATTCAAACACTTAAAGGTTCTCTTAACCGTTCAATTGATATCATTGCTGATTCTACATCTGAACCATTACTTAAGCCTAACCAGGTACTTATCGCAAGTACTAATCCTGATGCGGCTACCGTGGTTGTAGGAAATTACTTATTAAACTTTGAAGGTAATATTTCAACTCCTCATTCAAGATTAACAAGAATCAATGAAGTACAAGGTGGTAAAACATCTACTCAATTCCCGTCAATCCCGGTTGGTACAACCGCCTTATTAGTAACATGTCAATCTGAAATTGCTGTTACAACTGTAAGTTCAGTTAAGAAGGTTGAATTGTATTACCCAATTGATAGCTGGGTTGATTATTTCAATATCTTTACCCTTGATGGATTCCAATTAGATGTGACTAAGCATGTTCCTAATGGAACTAACGAACGCCAAAACCAAATTCTAAATGGTACATTAAGTGGAACCAATCTATTTAAGGCATTAACCGATAGGGAGACTATCAATTTCCGTTATGTCGTAGATACATTTGGAAATGGTATTGAAAGTGGATCTAAAGCAATCTATACTCAATTATGTTCTGCTAGAAAGAATGCATTTGCAATCATAAATGCTCCATCTGCTAAAGATTTTAAAGCTAACACTGATCCTTCATTCTTGGATGCGACAGGAGCCTTATCATCTAGATTTATTTCAACAGGTGGTGATCTTTCTAAGAACCCAACTGTTAGATACTCTTTACCTTCATCAACACAAGGCGGAAGCTGGGGTGGATTCTATTATCCTTTCATTACTGTAAGGGATTTAGGAAAGAACATTAACGTTCCACCAGCTGCTTATGTATCAAATAACTTTATTGCAAAGTATGAAAATGCATTACCTTGGTCATTAGTTGCAGGTGTTCGTAGAGGTGTTGTAGGCGGAACTGGGGTTGTAGGATTAGAAATTAATCTTGACCTAAGCGATAGAGAATACTTAGAACCATTTGGATTGAACCCAATCATTTTCCAAAGTGGAACTGGTCCTACTATCTTTGCAAATAAAACTGCTCAACAAACTCCAAAATCTGCATTAAGTTCAATTAACGTTAGAGAGGTTGTTATCTACATCCAAGATGGTATTGAAGCAATCCTTAAAAACTACTTATTTGAATTTAACACTGCTCAAACAAGATTGGAAATTAAAACACTTGCTGATAACTTCTTATCAACAGTTCAAAACGACGACGGTGTTTATGACTTCCGTAACGTAATGGATGAAACTAACAATACGCCAGAGGTTATTGATCAAAATGTTGGTATCCTAGATACTTATATTGAACCAGTAAGAGGAATGGAAATCTTAGTACAAAGAACCACAATCTTAAGAACTGGGGCAATTAGTTCTGGAAACTTCCAATAAGAAAGAAAGAAAAAGAATAAATAAAAAAATAAGTTAAGCTATGCCATTACCACATTACACTCAATCGAGGGCAAGTAATAACAGATATGAGCCAATTCAGCCTAACCTATTCGAGATAACTTTGTTTACCCCGAATGGAGATGATACTGGTTTGATTCTAGAACATGTTAAATCTGTTGGAGGTTTAAATGCATTAAACCCATCTGTAGATGCAATTGGTCAAAAATATAAATTTGCTGACCGTTCATATGCAGGTATGCCTGGACAAACCTTCGTAGATCTTACTATTGCATTTACATTGAACTTGAATGATGCAAATGAAAACTACATATACAATACCATGAGAAACTGGTATAAATTAATCTATGATCCTTTGACTGGGGAAATGGGATTAAAGAAAGACTATGTAGGAAGTATGATCATTGTTCAGTATAACCGTGCAGGTGATATCTTCAGAAAGATTACATGTAAAGATATCTTCCCAACAGGTGCTCCTGATTTTATTGATTCACTTGATTATGGAACCGCTGATGCCGCAGAATTAACAATGACTTATCGTTGTGATCACTGGGTTGAAGAAAATGTTGGTGCTCCTAACTAATCTTATGAAACTTAGATAAAACTGGCCTTCGGGCCAGTTTTTTTGTCTTATCTCTAATATATAATATAGAATACATAATCTATAGATCATGATCATATTTAAAGTTGAAAACATATCCAACGGAAAAAACTATATAGGATATGCAATTAATGATAATCCTAATAACTTAGGATCTGGTAAATACATAAAGCGTGCAGTTAAAGACTTTGGTACTACTTCCTTTAAGAGAGAAGTATTAGAAACATTTGATGCAGATGAATCTTTAGGTGTTGTTATGGATCGTGTTGAGTATTGGATTAAGAAATTCAAATCGGATAATCCTAAATTTGGATATAACGAAAGCGTACAAGAAATGATTCCTCAAAAGAAAAAGTTAACTAAAAAGTTACAAGTTCTCTTAACACCTGAGGATGAAGATAACCTAAATACTATTATCATTCAAAAATCAATGGAAACTGGTATTAAGCCTATTCCAATTTCAAGATATGTTAGAAATATCATAGTTGAACATATCGTAGAAGAAACATCACCAGAAAAACAATTAATAAAAACAAAATAACATGAGTAACCACGAAGAGAATATCAAAAAGGAATTTGAAGCCGCAGAAGGTATTCAACCTGAAAATGAAGCTGTAGTTAATGATGGGAAGATAACTTCCTTAGGTAAAGTTGATCCAACCCGAGGAATGGGCATCACTTCACCTGATGATCCAGAGATAAGAAGAATCCAGGAACTAACTGGATATATGAAATTAGATTTAACAAACCTACCATCAGGTGGCCGTTTTTATAGAGATGATTTTGAACTTCATATCAGAGCTGCTCGTGTTGGTGAGATTAGGGACTTCTCTACTGTTGATGAAGAAAATATCAGAGATGTAGATGAAAAGTTAAATGCTATTCTTGTTGGTTGTACTAAAATAATGTATGGTTCTCAAAGAGGTTCATATAGAGACATTCTTGAAGAAGATCGTATTTATGTTATCCTATCAATTAGAGAACTTACGTTTAAGAATGGTGAAGCTAAATTAATGATGCCGGTTGGTAAAAAGAAATGTACCACTGCTTCATGTAAATCTCAAGAAAGTGTAGAGTTAAGAACAACCAATCTACAATTTAATAATGTAGATGAACTTATTGAAAAGTATTATGACCACGAAAATAAATGCTACACAGTTCCTACTAAAAGTCATGGCGAATTAGTTTTAGCTCCACCTACAATTGGTGTTATGAGAGCAATTACTGATTGGGCTAGAAAAAGAGAAGAAGAAAATAAATCATGGGATAAGTCATCTCTTACAATATTACCTTATGTGCAAAGAGAATGGCGTGGGTTTGATGAAAAACAAATATTCTCTACTATGACAGCATTTCAAGGCTGGGATGCTGGAAAATATTCAATCATATTTAGACTTGTAGAAAAAATGAAACTAGGAATCAAACCTGAGTTTGTATATCCATGTGTTTCTTGTGGCGCGGAGGTCACTGTTCCGCTTTCCTTTCCCGGTGGCATCAAATCTCTGTTCATTATTCAAGATATCTCTTCTGAACTTTTATAAGATAAGAGTACTTCTTATGGAAAAACTGCATGTTCAACCTACTGAGTTGGACATGCTTCCATATTATGAATTTGAGTATACTCTTGAAATCTATAATGATATCATTAAAGAACGTAATGATGAAGAAAAGAAACAGAATCAAGATGCTGAAGAAAAGTATAACATAGCAGGCATGAAGAATAACGCCATGAATATGGGTAAAAATATGTCTGGTTATAAACAACCTTCAATGCCTAAAATAAGCATGCCTCGTTTCTAAATATATAAATAAAGATAACAAAATATTATGGACAGACAGCAAATACTTAAAGAAATTCAAGACCAAAGTAAGTCTAAATTTTCTCAATTAAGAACGCAGGCTTTACAAGAAGCCGTAAGAAATCTTTCTGCGGCTGCAGCTGCAGCAGGTGATTCAAGTAGCGGTGGGGGTGGTAGAACAACTTTATTGGAATTTGTAGTAAACACAACAGACAGTCTTGAGTTTAAATTTGACTTTACTTCAACAGGGGAGCCAATTGCATTTACTATTAATTGGGGTGATGGTACAAGTCACGAAGATTCTGGTGGTGGTGGATATTATGAAGAGAGCCATGAATATGCCGAAGTTAGTGAATATACAGTTACTGTTACCTTTGACGATCCTCTTAAAATATTGGAATTAAATTTTCCAGCAGACGGTGATTACGCAGGAATATCCTCAATCACAAACCTGCAGTATTTATCTAATTTACAAGATTTTAGAGCAGACTATAATCACTTGGTAAGTGTTGATCTTTCAGGCTTAACTAATCTTACATATGTAGATATCAGTGATTGTGAATTACCAGATTCAAATACCCACTCGCTAACAAGTGTTAATCTTTCAGGTTGTACTGCCTTGGAAGAACTTCGTCTTGACGATAGCGATTTTTCAGGTGGTTTTCCTAATCTTACTGGTTTAACCGCATTGAGAATAATTGATTTTGATGACTGTGGAATAATAGGTACTGTTGATATATCAGGTTTACCTTCATTAGAACGTTTTGATTTTAGTCAAAATGAGGGTTTAACTAGAATAATTATTTCAAGCACCCAGCCATTAGGTGATAATGGCGAAGAACTTTATGCATATGACTGTGCCCTTACACAAACCGCAGTTAATAACATTTTAATTGCTCTTGCTGCTAATGGCGTTGAAAATGGTTATATTCAATTAGATGGTGGAACTAATGCCGTTCCTGGTGCATCTGGTTTAGCTGCGATTACTACATTGGAAGGTAATGGCTGGAGTGTAGATGTTAATAGTTAATAAATATAACAAGGCGGTACAAATGCAACCCCTTCAGCTACTGGTCTCGCGGCTAAGTTTGTGTTGGAAGGAAACGGTTGGGAAGTTCTGGTAAACTAATTTTTATGAATGGCAGTAGTAACACTAAAGGATCTAATGGATCCTCTAACCAAGATAGCAAAATCAACTGAAGAAACCTCTTCAAAGCTTGATGCGTTTGTTGCTGCTGTTTCAGGAGGGACTAGTGGTCAATTAAGTCAGGCAATCGTTACTGAACTACAGGTACAAACAGATTTATTAAGACAAATTGCAACCAATACTAAAAGTGGTTCAATAGCAGTTGACGGAAAACCTGTTGATAAAGATAAACTTAAAGAAGGTGCAGAAGCCATTAAAATGTTAGGTGGGGGTGCAGGCTCTCTTGCCATGGGTTTATTGGCATTTATGTTGGTGCCTAAGGGTGTTATTAAAAAATTCACAGAAACCATTACTAGCTTAATGGCGGCCTTTGATCAAATAGACACCCAAAAGGTAGAGAAAGGATCTAAAGCATTTGAAACTATTGCCGGTTCAATTGGTCAGTTTGCAAGAGGATTGGCAATGGCAGGTTTACTCTTTATACCTGCAATGATTGGGGTTGGTGTGGTTATTCTTTCTCTAAAGATCTTACTACCTACTTTTGAATTGTTAGGAGATTCTGATAAGAGAGTTCAAAAAGGTGCTGAAGTATTAGATCTTATGGGTGGTGCCTTAATAAAATTTGCTAAAGGATTAGTTCTGGCTGCAATTGGATCTGCTATCGGTATATTATTTACACCTCTTATAGTTCTTGCAATGATACTTATAGGTGGAGCTTTTGCTCTGCTAGGAAAGGTTGATAAATCAATCAGACAGGGTGCAAGATCCGTGATGCTTATGGGCCGTGCTCTTGTATGGTTTGCGGTTGGTTTGGCTGTAGCTGCTCTTGCATCAATGATAGTTTTAACCAATCCAAATATGCTCTTAGCAATGGTTGGTAGTCTTGTTTTAGTTGGTGGAGCATTTGCTTTATTAGGAGTATTTGATAGATCAATTAAGAAAGGCGCCGTTGCCTTATTTGTAGTAAGTCTTACACTTGTAATATTTTCTATTTCATATCTTATATTTGCTGCTGTTACAAAGAATGTTACATTAGAACAGGTTCTTATTCAATCCGGTTTATTAATTGGAACCGGTCTTGCATTTGCCGTACTTGGTAAAATGTTTGGTCAAATTGTACCTGGTGCAATTGCAATTGCAGGTATGGGTATTGGATTACTTGTATTTAGTTTAGGATACTTACCTTTTGCAGCGGTTACCAAGGATATCACATTAGAAAGCGTAGCTGCACAGGCAGGATTGTTATTAGCATTAGGTGTAGAGTTTGCAGCTGCTGGTGTAGGTTCCCTATTTATATTAGCTGGAGCTGGAGCATTTGCAGCGGTTGGAATTTCATTATTACTTTTAGCTCCAGGACTTGCTGCTATCAAGGCGGTTGATTTTACTGAGGAAGACGCTAGGAATTTAACCACCACATTAGTTGGTGTTAAATCTGCATTCTTAGGTAATGCTGATGCTGATGAAGGATTCTTCTCAAAACTAGGTGGTGCAATAACCGGTGCTGTTGATGCAGTAAGAATGGTTGAAGCTGCATCCGGTTTTATAGCAGCCGGTATCGCTCTTAAAACTTTATCTTGGGGCCTAATGGCATTTAAAGAAGTTAAGTGGAGTGACGAGTTATCAAAAGAATTAGTAGTTATGCTAAACGGTGTTACTACTGCATTTGCTTTAGCTGGGTCAAGCGAACAGGTTCCAAGTTCATCTTTCTTTGGTCAAATGTTCGGCTTTAAGAGAACTGCGGTTGAAGAAGGTATTAATTCAGTACTAGGTGCAGGCAGAGCACTTAAAGATATTGCCGAAGGTCTTAAGGCATTCCAGGCACTTATTGATAGTGGTGTTAATTTTGGTCAACCTGATGAAAACGGAAGATACCAACCTGGTACATTAGGTTATGCTGTAACAAACACGGTAGGATTTATTAATGAAGCATTTGCTTCAATTGCAGATCAAGGTAATGTTCCGGCAGGTGGAGTATTTGGATCTCTATTTGGAATTAAAAAGAATAAAGTTGCTGAAGGTATTGAGTCAGTTAAAGGCGCAGGTCAAGAACTTAACAATATTGCAAACGGTCTTAAAACCTTCCAGGAACTGGTTGATAGTAATATTAACTGGGATAGGTTAGGAGACGCTATTAAAAAATCATTAGGATTTGTAGGAGATGCCTTTGCATCAATTGGTGGTAAAGAAGAATCTGATGGATGGTTTATATTTAGCTGGGATGAGAACCTTGTACAAAAAGGCGTTGAAAGTGTTCAAGGCGCAGGTCAAGAACTTTCAACCATTGCAAACGGTCTTAAGACATTTCAAGATATGGTCACAGCTAATGTTGACTTTGTTAAGTTAGGTGAAACTATTAAGACTACACTTACATTAGTAGGTGATGCCTTTGCAATGATAGGTGGTAAAGAAGAATCTGATAGCGCACTATTTGGATTAATTGAATGGGATGAGAACCTTGTACAAAAAGGTATAGAGAATGTTAAAGGTGCTGGTTCTGAGCTTACAAATATCGCAAAAGGTTTACAATCATTTGCTGACCTTAAGAACCCTAAAGCCATAGCAAATAGTATTAAAGAAATCTTTACTTCAATTGGAGATACATTTACATTCTATTATGATAAGCCTAAATTCTCAGGACAACTTGATCATATGAAATCGTTTGTTAATACAATGTCATATAATGCAAGTAAAGGTCTTATACATAAAGCAGCTGACGGAATGTCTAAAATGGCCGCGGCTATTAATTCAATTAATACCGATAAAGCAGAGGCATTTGGAAATCTATTTAAGGGCGCCGGTGAATTAAGTACAAACACTATGGCATATTTCCAATTGATTAATGCTGTTGAAGATATTAGAGATGCACTTAATGCACAAGGAACTGGTGGAGGAACACAGACCGCAGCTGCTGGTGGAACTCAAGCAGGTGGCGGTGCTGAAAGTAAAGGTATTAAACCAACTCTTGACAGTATTAATCAATCTTTAGGAAGATTAAACAGTACAATGGGAAATATTGTTCCTGCTATCCAATCTATCAAAATTACCGTACAAGAACCGTAGAAGATTAATCTTTTTTCTTAGAAACTTAAAACCAAGTTAACCTGTTACTATATAAAATTAACGGATTGTTCCACTAAAAGTATAGTAATTATGGCTAAAAGTATTGTTTGGTTTGATTTAGAAACTACTGGTGTTAACACAGCAACAGATAGGATTATTGAGATCTGTATGATTAAAACAGATTTTGAAGGAAATGAGATTGCATCTTTTTATTCACTTGTAAATCCTGGCACTGGTATTGAATGGCGCCAAGAGGCGATAGATAAACATGGCATTACACCAGATATGCTTGAAGACCAGGATAGGTTTGAATTTATTGCCAAAGAAGTTATGGACTTTATAGGTGACTCTGACCTTGGTGGCTATAATGCACTTTACTTTGATATCCCAATGTTAACTGAAGAGTTTATGCGAGCTGGGCTGGTCTTTAACCCTCGCGGTAAGGCTGTAATTGATCCGTTCATTATCTATTCAAAATATGAAAGACGAGATCTAAGTACTGCTTATACAAAGTACACAGGTAAAACTTTAGAAGGTGCACACCGTGCAGAAACGGATATCCGTGCAACAATGGAAATCTTCCAGGCACAACGTAAACTTTATGATATGCCAGGATCTGCGGCTGAAATTGATCAGGTGGTTAATGAGTCTCGTCAAACCCAAGTAGATCTTAGCGGTAAGTTTAAGTTTGCTGAAATCAATGGTAAAAAAGAAGTCGTATTCAATTTTGGAAAGTGGATGGGTAAACCTTTTAAAGAAGTTTATGAAGCCGACTCGCGTTACATTGAATGGATGATTGATAAAGGAGAATTTGCAAAAGAAACTAAGATCATAGCCAGAAAACTTGTAGAAAAGATGAAGGCTGAACCATCAATGCCTTTCTAGAAATTGTTAATAACTTTTTTCATTTTTAGAGAAAAAAGTCTATGAAAAATTTTCAAATCCCAAAAATTTGTTTTATATTTATATAAAATAAAACGGATATGGAAATTAACACAGGATCAGTCGTAAAGTATCAAAATGGTTACTACCGCGTTACACGCTGCACCAAAAACACAGTCAATCTATCTGGAGTATGGGGCGGCCGTATTTATCACAAAGGAATTAATAAGTCTGAGGTAACTGAAGCTGCTGCTGAATGGTATGAAAGATGGAGTCAATCTGAAACCTATCAATGCATGTAATATGATACGAGAAAAAACACAACAC